TAGTGAGTCAATCCAAGTTGTTCTTATAGAATTAGTATTAACACCTGTGTACCAGTTACCCATTGGTAACTGTCCATTACTTTGACCATAGTTATAAACTACATATCTATTATTAAATTCTGATCCAACTGTTGGATACCACCAAACAACTTCTGTAAATAAGTTATTGATACCAGCTGCAACTTGTTGACCTTTAGTTGTGTCTACATCATCGTAAACATAATCTTCAACTGAACACGGCAAAGTATTTACAGTACCATCAAAAGAGAAGAAACCATTGTTACCCATCCAATAAGCGACACCATCAATTTCAATTGCTGCATTCTTACCAATCAATCCACAGTTTGTACCTACTTGTTCAAAGCCAAATGTAAATGGAGCACCAACAAATTTCATTGTGTATAGTGCGTTATCAGTCCATACTAGAATGTTTTCTTTTGCAACCAAAGCTCCCATAATTTTTGTACCATCTTGTATTCTTTGTGTACCTGCAGTGTTAGTTGCTTCAGGTGTGTAAGCATTAATATTTTCATCTTCAGAAAATCTTATAAACATATCGTCTTGAGTTGAAGGAGTGCCAATAGTTGTTTCTGTTCCAAAATGAATTAAGTGACGTGTTGTAGGTGAAATTAAAGTTACTCTTGTTGCAGTTGGATTATTGGTTGTTTCAAAACCTGATGTAGTAGTAGAAGCACGTGTGGATAATCTTGCTGCAATAGAAGAGTCCCAAGTAAATGTTTTACCGTTTGAAATAGTTGCAACTAACACATCACCAAAATTACTTAATGACCAAAGACCTGGTTCAAGTGTTATAGTTCCTGCATCAACTGCATCTCCCCATCCTGTAAAATCTGTAGCGTTTGTAACTGTAGCACCATCACTATGTATTGCCGATGTCGTTCCTTTTTGTGCTCTTGTTATACCTGTTAACTCTACACCCGATACACCTGTGTATGTTATTAATTCATTACCTACTGCAATAGTTCCACCACTTGTTGGAAAACCTGTAGCAGATGCTAATCTAATTTGTGTAGCTGATCCGTTGTTACCATTTGTGTCCGCGGCCAACGCACCATCTAAAGTTGATTGTGTAGCACCAGAAATAGTACCAGCATAATTACCAACACCATAACCGTAGCCATAAGATTGTGCAGCGGGTCCAACAACCTCAAAAGGATTAATAGTTACTGATCCACCAGAAGATGTTGATCCTGCAGTGGCTGCTTCGATTGTTAAAGTTGTAGAAGTAGGTACAGATAAAACTTGAAAGTTAGTGTCATCAAATGTATCAGTTGTAACACCTGTTATACCACCTGGTAAAGTAGTTCCTGTTAAACGAATAATATCTCCAACACTTATATTATGTTCTGCAGAAGTTGTTAGAGTTACTGTTGTAGTATTATTAAAAGTAAATGCTGCACCGCTGATCGCTGTTGCAAGTGGAGTGACATCAAAAAATTGTCCTTCAAAATATATAATTAAAAACTTATCTGTTCCAATAGCTACATATCTATTACCGTCTTTATCAACAAATGCGTGTTGTTTTCTAGCAACACCTACTAAAGTATCTGTAAGTAATGATTGCCAACCACCAACTTTTTCTGGTAGTCCATATCTAAATCTAACATTATCAGAATCAACCCAACGACCTTCTGCTCCGACAGCAGTATCTTGCTTGTCAATTCCTGGAGCAAACTTAATTTTAGTAAGCATCCTTTACTCCTATGCTGTATTAGTTTTTAACTGCCAGCCTTTACTCGCTCCAGTATAAAATAATGTGACTGATTGATTATTAGTAGTTAAGTCTATTGAAGAATTTGCACCTTGAATATTTTCTGCACCGTCAGGAGTTATTGTACATTTGTTTGTAGCAAAACCATTTGATGCTGATATGTCCATAACAACTACTTCATCACCTACTGATCCAGCAGGCAAGGTAATTGTTACAATATTAGCTACTGTGTCTACACCGATTTGATCTCCAGGTACTGCTGTGTATGTAGTTTTACTTGCTGCAGTTACTGTAGTAAATCCTTTTTGTAACATTCCTAAATTACTTGCAGGTGTTGCACCTACTGAATAAATTAAAGCTGTTGAACCTTCAGGAAGAGGTACTTGAGTTCCTGCACTTTGACCTGTAGTTAATAAAGTTACTGTGTAACTATCACCGGCTCCGCCTCTAGTGGTTGCATCTTCTACAAAAAATACTCTGTTTGCATTACCACCTGTTGTGGTTGCAGGCATTTCTAAACTAGCATTACCAGATAAAGTCCCTGTAAGTTTAATATATAAGTTCTTACCATTCGCGGTCGCCGATCCGTCAGCCAAACTTAATGTAGTTGTGCCTGAACTTAACGTTACTTCAACAAAACCTGATGCTGCAGTTTGTAATAGTTGTAAGTTTGTATTTGTGATTGCGCCCCATAGACCAGCTTTTTCACCGGTTGTGATTAGTTCTAATGATAAATCTGTTGAATAAGTTGATGCCATAATTTTAGTAAGGTTCGATTGGTGTCCAAACCATTGTTGCTCCTGGTATTATATTCTTCCAAGTAATAACTCCTGGTTCTACTGTATCTAATGATAAAGCGTTACCAGTAGGTAATACATTTGCTTCTCCTGTTACTGTAACATTTCCTGTAGCTAACGTCAATGTGTTTCCAGAAGGTGTTACGTTAGTATCTATATTAACAGTAAATGCACCTATACCTAAAGATACAGCATTTCCTGTAACTGTATGATTAGCATCGGCTGTAATAGTTAAAGTACCTGTTCCTAGAACTATTTGATTTGGGTCTGGATCTTCAATTACAGCATTCGCTATAATTCCCACACTGCCTATGGTAATATTTAATGAATTACCTACAACACTAATTGTTACTGCTCCGTCTGATTCAGACGAGGCAGCAAATGGTAATTCCGCAAATGATCCAAATCCTAACATAAAATCTCTATAAATATTAAATTTTAATACCTGATGGTAGACCTAACATAGCTCTTCCATCAAATTTGTTTTTCTCAGCAAATGGGCCATTTATATGATTATAATGTAAAAACACTTGACCGCATATGTTCCCGTCAAAAGGCTCTCGCCAATGTTCAAGTTCACAGCCACTATATACTAACATATCCCCTACTTCAAGCAAGACTTTAGTACCAATTGGTGCACCAGGTTTAACTAAATTTTTACGCTCATTAATAACATTATTAGCTCCTGTGCCATCGATGAATATTGGCCAAGGATTCCCTCCTAAATTAAGAGTACAGGATATCTCACAAGAAGGTCTATCTTTATGTCTATGAAGCGTGTCTCCTTTTTTATAAGCTCTAGCATAAGAATACGTTGGAATTAAATCTAATTCTGTGTGTTGTTTCATAACAGGCAACATTTTAACTAGTAAAGTATCCATTACAAAATCACCATAACAAGAAAAAGTATTGGGTATCTGTTGATCGGTCCACGTACCTAAAATAGGGGACTGCGAATGAATGTTATTTTTATACATAAATTCAACAGCATCTCTTTTAAGTAAGAAGTAGTTAAATATAAAATTAGCTAGTTCATAGGGTAAAGCGTTCTTGATTACTTGATATCCATTAAACATTATACCATTAGTCCTTTCTGTAAAAAATTAAATGACACCGATATTCTTATATCATCTGATTCATTTGGATCAACACAATGATTAACCCAAGACGGAAACATAATTAAACGTCCTGCAATAGGTTCAAAATGTACTTCTTTCCATAAATGTTTTGGTTCTTCTTTATTAGTTTTCGTAGGTCTAGACATTAAAGACATTGTTCTTGTATCTTCTATTTTTAAGTGTCCACATTTTTTAGGAGTTTTTACATAATAAACTCCAGACCATAAAGAGTTAGGATGTATGTGAGGTCTGTTAAATCCATCTTTATAATTTATGTTAGCCCACATATTACCTAAGAAAGGTTCACTACCTAAACATTCATCTTTGTATATTTCTTGTTGTGCAATATGTAACTCTTCTATTAAATGTTTATACTCCGGTTTTAAATGCATATCTGTTGGTGAATGCCAACCATTCATATTTGTCTTTTTAAGACCTGGATCACTTTTTGACCAAGCTACAATTTGTTCTTCTAAATATTTATTATATTCAGGTGTGCCTATATCTTTAATATAAACTGGTGTTGCAAAATAAAGTTCTCTATGTATCATTTAAATGGTTCTCCTCCAAACCACATCACTAAAGATTTTCTTAATCCCTTAGTAACGGGCACAACTCTATGATTAATAAAACTTGCAAAGAATACAGCGTGTCCTTGTTTAGGTCTTAATATATTACCTGGTTTTCCTAACTCTAACCCGCCTCCTTCAAATTCAGATTCATCTGACAATACTAATGTCATAGATATTTTTCTAACTGGAGGCTCGTGTTTCATAACTAAATCACAATCCATATGCCAATCATAAAACCCACCTTCAGGATATTCAGTGTATTGTGCTTGTTCATTAATAGCCATATCTTGAAATCCAAAATGTCTTCTATTAGTTTTGTGCATCATATCTTCTAATTTTTTATACATTGGAATTGAATCAGGTTGATCAAATGGAATCCAACTAATATGAGAAATTCTAGTTTTAGTATCATACTTCCCACCAGCACCTCCACCCACTTGTGCGTTTTGTGGTGGCATAGCTCTTCCTAGTTTACTAATAATATCACATTGCTCTGGTGTAAATATAGGTTCAGTGGTTTCTACCATATAAGATTTCCAATTTGGTTCTGTATGTATCATTCTGCTCCTCTGTTATTTATAGGGTTATAATCTACATCGCAATTAGCTGCAAGAGTACGTCTAACTTCATCGGTTGAATTAAAAGGATAAACTGTGTGTCTCATATCATAAGGAAATATAAAAAAATCTCTTTCTCTTAAATTAGGTTGATAATCTACGTTTGCAAATTGACCTGATGCTGAACCTAATAGTTGTAGTTTACCATTTTGAGGTTTGTCTGCTGCTGAGTATTCAAGTCCATAGTTTTTAGGTAATTTTAAAATCATCACTGAAGATAGCCCTGTAAATAAACTACCTTGATGCACGTGCACAGGATTATATTCATTGGCTTTCATTTCATTTATCCAAACAGAATTTAAATGAGTTTTATACCCGCGTATTTTATTCCAATCTAAGTAATGATGATAAACACCCATAAACCATTGGTGTACATTTTTAGGTATTAAATTATGTCTTTTCATTTTAGATTCGTCATCTCCATCATAAAAAATAGAATGTTCTTTTTCTATTTTACCTACAAGTTGTTTATTAGCTGACGCTAAATTATTAAAATTAGCTTCATAAATGTAATTAATAGAATGAAAAATATCTAATGGTACTTCATATTTTATAACTGATTGACCTAAAAATATTGCTTTAAAATTTAATGTGTCCATATTTTTCTTTTATGCTTTCTGGTATTTTTTCTATGTAAGGGTTGTATACTTTTCTAACTGGCCCATCAAATAGTTTATGCATATTACTACCGACAATTTTATCATCATAAGATAAACCATTAACACATACTTGATTTAAATTATTAAACCTGTGATTAAAATAAGGTTCTTCTAAAAATTGATATATTTTTCTAAACTCCTGTTCAGAATTTGTAACCATATCATCGTATTTTACATAATGACACATACCTGGATAATTGTATGAATTTTTAATTGCCTCTAACTCTTTAGCAATAGCTCCGTCTTTATTCATCAACATCATTAACTTGTCTAAATCTGTTTTATGACCATATCTATTAGGAAACGCATCTGGGTTTTCTGTATACCACTGCATATATGAAGCGAGTACATCCATTAGATTTCTGAGTATTACAATACATTTAAAGCCGTGTTTAAAATGTTTTTGCATTAAATGCATATTAGCAGGTGTTGTCACGGGACCACGATCAATAATTATTCTTTGTGGCCAATGTTTATAATAATTCTCATAAACAGAATCTAATACATTATCTAAAGATTTGTGATCTGGAAAGTTATGAAAGACATCTGTATTTTTTAATAGATGTAAATCTTTCATTATCTCTAAAGTCACAGAGTTAGCAGTCGCTGCTATCTCAGGATTTTGATTCATAATACTTGCAAACAAAGTATTACCCGACCTTGGTAGTGCTACTAAAAATAGTAGTTTTCTATTCTGGTTTTTTTCCAAAACTTGGTTCTGAAGTAATTGCTTCTTTTCTATGGTGTTCCAGTTCTCCATCTCTTTTCACTCTTTCTATAGTTTGTAATTGACCCATTACATTAAACACTTCTGCTTGGGATGAACCAGATGTTAAAGTTTTAGATTTATGTTGCATAATTTTATTATAAGAATCTAATTGATGTTCGTTAACATCTTTATCATTAAAAGAACCATCGTTAAATTCTTTTTTAAGTTTAGACCACATCTTCAATTCTCTCATTCTATCTCTTGCAGTAAGCTCCATATTCGCTTTACCATATCTTTTTTCATCTAAATCAATTTTCCAAAGTTCTTTTTTAAGATCATCTTCTTCTTCTAGAATTTTTTTCTCTAGTCTTTTAATCTTAATATCATTTCTTCTGTAATCAAAAGACAATGCCATAAGATTTTCTAAAAATACATTCTGTTCTCTAACGCACTGCCAATACTTAGAAGCTTTAGTTGGATATTTCATATCTTGAAGTACGGATATTCTAGCTTCTGTCTCTGTTCTGAAAATTTGTTTTTTAGTCCAAGTGTCTCTGAACTCACCTACCATATTTTTAAATACTTCAACATCTTCTGTAGGTAAAATATTATGAAGATGCTCTTCTTCTTTTTCTATTAACGGTTGGATATTTCTCTTCTCTGTAGTCATTTCTGTCTCCTTTATGTTTAAGCAATATATAAAGGATTTAAAAATTATTGCAAGGTTTAAGAACCAGATATTGTAACCGTTGTAGGTCCTGCGCCTGTAAATTCTTCTGTTGCAGTTGTAAATGGTGGTGCACTACCACCAAAAGCTAATCCTGCTGATGTAGTTCCAGCTCCTCCTAATTGAGTTCTTGCCGTATTCATACTAGTAATATTTGTCCAAGAAGTTCCATCGTATTGTTCGGTTAATGCTGATGTACCAGGAGCTTCACCACCAGCTGAAATAGCTGCTGTTTGTAAACCAAACCCTGTAGCTACTTTTTTTGGATTATTTAAAACTCCTCCAGCTGTCCAAGCAGAACCATCATATTCTTCAGTTAAATTTGTAAGAGGTGTTGGTGGAGTATTAAACTCACCTCCCATACCAAGTGCAGCTGTTTGTGTTCCTGCTCCTGATAAAACACCTCTTCCTGTTATCATATTTCCACCTGCAGTCCAAGTTGAGCCATCGTATTCTTCAGTTGATTGATTACCATTAGCACCACCAAAAGCTACAGCTGCAGTTTGTGGGGCAGCAGTACCACTTGCTAAACTACCTCTTCCTGTATTTAAACCTCCTCCAGTTGTCCAAGATGAACCATCGTATTCTTCGGTTGTAGTTTGATCTGGTATACTAGGTGGTTGTCCACCAAAAGCTAATCCTGCTGTTTGAGTTCCAGCGCCTCCTAAATAATATCTTGCTATGCTTAAATTTCCACCTGCTGTCCAAGCTGAGCCATCGTATTCTTCAGTTGTATTTGAAGGTGTAAAAGGAGGAGTTGTACTTCCCCCAAAAGCAAGTGCTGCCGTTTGTGTTCCAGCACTACCTAAATATGCTTTTGCTGTTCCCATATTACCACCTGTAGCCCAAGATGCTACTCCAAGTTCTTGACCTTTTAAAGATTGAGACGTTGTATTATACCAAATCTGTCCAAGTACTGGATTCGCTGGATCTGATGATACAATTTGAATATCTGTTCCTTTTATTTCCTTATATGTACCCATAATATTTTAATCTGTTCCTATTATTCTTGTTCCTGCGGGAGTGCCACTTGTAAATTCTTCTGTAAGTGCATTAGGACTTGAATTACCACCAGCAGATAAACCCGCTGATGTAGTTCCAATTCCCGCCATATATGCTCTTGCCGTATTTAAAGCTGAAGTAGTTGTCCAAGATGAACCATCATATTGTTCAGTATTTGAAACAGGCCCTGGTCTACCACCAAAACCAATTGCTGCTGTTTGTGTTCCACAACCTGCTAAAGCAAATTTAGGACTATTCATATTTCCACCAGTTGTCCAAGCAGAACCATCATATTCTTCAGAAGATGGAGGCCCTGTAAGGGATGTAAAAGCCCCTCCGATAGCAAGTCCTGCAGTTTGAGTTCCAGCTCCTGCTAAATAACGTCTTCCAGTAGTTAAAGTTCCACCAGCTGTCCAATTAGTTCCATCAAATTCTTCACATAAATTTGAAGAAATATCTGTAGGGCTAGATCCACTTTTTCTACCTCCAATAGCAAGTCCTGCAGTCTGAGTTCCACACCCTGCTAAATAAGCTCTTGCCGTGCCCATAGCATTAACATTTGTCCAAGATGAACCATCATATTTTTCAGTATTAGCAAATCCTCCTGCACCAGGAGGTCCACCACCAAATGCAAGTCCTGCTGTTTCAGTTCCAGCTCCTGCAAGAGTTGCTCTTGCTTGATTTAAATTTCCACCACCAGTCCAAGATGATCCATTGTATTCTTCTGTAGTATTTTCACCAGGAGGTCCACCACCAGCAACAACTGCAGCAGTTTGAGTTCCAAAACCTGCCATAGACTGTCTTCCTGTACTCATAGCTCCACCCGTAGCCCAAGTTGCAGGAATAGGTCCTCCATAATACTTCAGATCACCTGAACTATTATTATACCATACTTCTCCAGCAAATGGCGCAGGGGGATCGGCACCTAAGTCTTGTACCTTAATACCTTTTATTTCCTTATAATCAGACATTTAAAATTTTTATTCCTCTAATGTTATGTCCGCTGGTCTACTACCAATTCGCTCTTGTTTTTGTTCTGCAGTTTCGCCGTCTACATTGTCAGCGTCCCACGCATTTTGAGCAGTAGTAACCTCAGCGTTAACAATCGCTTGTGCTTCATCCTTAGTTTTAACAGATCCTGCAACTTTAGCAATCCAAAGATTACCGTGTTTGTTGTATGCAGGAACTTGCCAAACATTTCCAGGATAGCCTTTAAACGTGATTCTAGAAGATTCAACGTGATCGATGAATCCCTTTCCCCAGTTTTCTGCTACACAGTATTGATATGTTTTTGCCATAGTTTCCTCCTTATTAAGTCGTTGTTATTGTTTCTGTTGATGGTCCATAAGCATTGTATTCTTCGGTTGCTGATTGATTTGTACTAATTGATACTGCACCACCAAAAGCTAGACCCGCTGTTTGTGTTCCAGCTCCTGCTAATTTCTCTCTTGCAGTATTTAAATCTGCAGAGGTTGACCAAGAGGTTCCATTATATGATTCTGTATTTGTCATTTGTTCAAATAAAGGACTTGGAGTTCTGCCTCCAAAAGCAAGAGCAGCTGTTTGTGTACCAGCGCCTGCCAAATTATATCTAGCAGTTCCTAAATTTCCTCCAGCTGTCCAAGCAGAGCCATCGTATTCATTTGTTTCATTTGTTGGAGAACCTAAAATCGTACCACCAAAAGCTAAACCTGCAGTTTGAGTGCCAGCACCTGCTAAACTCACTGTATTTGAAGGTAAAGTTCCACCAGATGTCCAAGCGGAGCCATCATATTCTTCAGTTGCTCCTGCAGGAGGATAACCTCCTCCAATAGCTAATGCTGCAGTTTGTGTTCCACAACCTGCTAATCTTCTTCTTGATGTTCCTAAATTTCCACCTGCTGTCCAAGATGAACCATCGTATTCTTCAGTTGCATTAGTATCTGTAACAGGAGATATTTCACCGCCTGCAGCAAGTGTTGCTGTTTGAGTACCAGCACTTGCTAACAGAAATCTTGCCGTACCCATAGTTCCACCTGCTGTCCAAGCAGAACCATTATATTCTTCTGTAGCAGTTGAATCAGGTGGAACCGTACCTGCAAAACCAATTCCAGCCGTTTGTGTTCCTGCTCCTCCTAAACCTTTTCTAGCTGTACCCATACTTCCACCCGTAGACCAAGCTGCGAAAGGCGATGCGCCTGAAACAAATTCTTCTGTTTGATTAGTTATTGTTCCTGGAGATAGAATTCCACCAAAAGCTAATCCAGCTGACTGTGTTCCAGCACTTCCTACTCTTTCTTTTGCACTTATCATATTTGTAGTACTTGTCCAAGAAGAACCATCATATAATTCTGTAGATCCTGTTTTACCACCTGGAGTTTGTCCACCAAAAGCCAAACCTGCTGTTTGAGTACCAGCTCCTCCTAAAAGCTGTCTTCCAGTATTTAAATTTCCTCCAGCTGTCCAAGCTGTTCCATTGTATTCTTCTGTTGCAGCCAGATTAGGAGCTCCGCCAAAAGTTAAACCTGCTGTTTGAGTTCCACAACCCGCATTAGAATATCTTCCAGTCCCTAAGTTTCCACCATTTGTCCAAGAAGAACCATCGTATTCTTCGGTTGAGGTTGGTGAATTATAACCACCAAAAGCCAAACCTGCAGTTTGAGTTCCAGCTCCTGCTAAATATCTTCTTCCCGTAGTTAAATTTCCTCCAGCTGTCCAAGTTGAACCATCATATTCTTCAGTTGCAGTTGGCTCACCTGGAGCTCCACCAAATCCTAAACCTGCTGTTTGCGTACCAGCTGATCCCATAGCATATCTTCCAGTTCCTAAATTTCCTCCAGATGTCCAAGAAGATCCATTATATTCTTCTGTTGCGGTTGAACGGTTTGCAGGTGGTGAGTATCCACCAAACCCTAAACCTGCTGTTTGTGTACCAGCTCCATTTCTGTTATACAATGTTTCACTCGTGTTCCCACCAGTTGCCCAACCAGTAAAACTTGTTGTTTTATTATATTTAAAAACGCTATCGGTTGAATTGTACCATAGCTGTCCATCAACTGCGACGCTTGGGTCAGCAGTAAGATTTTGAATTGAGAAACCTTGAATACCTCTATATGTCGACATTATTTATTCTTCAACAACCAACCTTGAGTCCCGTCAACAAAAGCAAGAGTTAAACCTGCTCTTTCAACTGAAACGGTTAGGTCAGATGCTGCTCCTTGTATGGGATTGCCGTTACGACCGATCGTAAGGTTGTTTGTATCGAATGTGCCTGCATAATCTACAAATGATATTTCATCTCCTAAAGCTGGAGAAGTTGGAAGCGTTACAGTAAATGCTCCACCTGAAGTGTCACAAAAATAACCTGCACCTGCTACAGCGTTAGCTGGATCTGCAGTAATAACTGCTTGCCAATCAGTTCCACCAGAATTATCTACAAAAGATAAATTTCCAGAACCATCAGTTGTTAAAATTTGATCTGCTGTTCCATCTGCTGCTGGGAAAGTTAAAGCATCGATAGTAACTGTTCCAGAACCTTTTGGTTGTATTGATACACCAATATTAGTATCATCGCCAGAAGCAGTAATAGTTGGTTTATTTCCTGTAGCGGCATTTGCTAAAGTTAGTTCATTAATTGCTGAAGCTGTTGCTGTTACATTAAGTAGTTCAGCTCCATTAGTATCTAAAATATTTGTTCCAATTGTTGGAGACGTTAAAGTTTTGTTTGTTAAAGTCTGTGTACCGTCTGTAGTTACAACATTTGCAGGTAATACTAATGTACCACTATCTATGTCTAAGGTTCCTAAAACATCTAATGTTTGTCCTGCAGGAACTGTAACTGTAGTTCCCGATGCACCTGCTATTTCATCTACTTTTATTTGACTTGCCATAATTTATTATATCTCCATTTATATTAAAAAACAAACTGTTTTTTATTGTTATTTTTTAAATAATTTTTAAATTTCCAGTACCAGCTATCGTCCACACTGCAGTACCGCTAACTGTTATTATTCCCGCTAAAAAAGCATTTTTAGTTGAAACTAATGTAGTTGTTGTATTTGTATTAATATCGTTATAGTTAGAAAAAGTGTTTCCTAAAGTTTCAATATTTCCACCTTGAACACCAACAGCATCGCCATCTGCATCTAAATAAACTGCCTTACTTGCTGGTAAAGTACAGAATACATCTTTTGTTCCACTTGTAAAATTAACTACAGAATCTGAATTAGAACTTGAAAGAATTGTAGTTCTAGCTAAATTTGCACTTGTTGCATCTAATGTTCCAAGTCCAACTTCGAACTCACTTGTACCTTGATTAAAAATACAATAGTAAGTTGTGTTGTTATTTCCAATTCCTGTTGCAAAAGATTCAAAACCAGTTTGAGTTGCTCCTAATACAAATGTACCAGTACCTGTTGTAGTACTATTTACTTTTACTCTGTCATTTATTACTAGAGCCATAAATTTTCTCCTTAACTCATACTAATAATTGCATTAGCAGGTGTAGCAGGATCAGGAAACGAAACAGTAAAAGTACCGTTCGTTGCTGTCTTGTCGCCACCAAAATCTAAAACCACTACTAATCTATCCGCTGTACCATCAACTGTATCTGTATTGTAAATCGCTGCAAAAGCTGCAGTGAAAGATGCTGAAGTATAACTAACATTATCAAAGTCTACTGAAGCAACAGCTGTACTAGATGCAACTCCAAGATTAGTTAATGTTTTTACAGAATAGTTAGTTCCAC